CGGGCGCGGGAGCTGCCTGCGGTGGCGGTGCGTACTGCTGGCCGGGCGCGGGAGCTGCCTGCGGTGGCGGTGCGCCGGTCGGTGCGAACGCGCCCGCGGTGTCGCCGCTGCCGAGGTTTAGTCGCTGGCCAGGAGCGGAGAGACTCACCCCGAAGGCGTCCAGGCCGGAGCCGATGCCCTTGCTCGCCGTGTTGTATGGGTAGCAGTGACACAGCACGTCGACCCGCTGCCCGACGTAAACAAGCCCGGCGCGCTGCATCGGGTCGATCAGTGTCCCCGCCTCGTCGTATATGTCCGGCGCGTAGTACGTGCCGAAGCTGACAGCCACCCAACCGGTGAACTGGCCGCCGAATTCGTTAGGACCGATGACGCTCTGTGGCATACGGCCGCCCGGAGGCAGCACGCCGCGAAAATCGGGCGACTCCGCTAGCGCCTTTAGCGCGAGGTTGTTGTGCAGGACCAGGTCGGGGTTGCTAGGCTCGAATGCCAGCTTAAATTTCCAGTGAGTATCGCCAGCGCGTTTTCCCTGCGTCGCAACGGTCGGGGTGCTGACCTCGTCCCACACGACGATTCCGCCGCACAATTTAACCTTGTTTTCGTCTATTCGTGGCATGGTGTTTACTTCCTCTTAAATGCGCGGGCGACGGTGCTGTCGGCCGCTTCTACTAGTTTCGTTTTTCCGGCAGGTCGCCGGGTTGCGTTTTTCATTACCTGATCGAGCATCGGCCGGACCGCAGCCGGGGCGCGGGCTAGCGTCTGGGTCGGCGTCAGCACGCCCGGTTTGCTAGCATCGACGCCGAACTGGGACGCCAGCGCGACGGCCTGCGCCGGGGGGACGGCCCACTCACGCCGGCCGCTGGTCGTTTCCAGCACCAGCCCGCCTGCATCGCCTCCGGACGTGGCGCGGTGGTGCAGTTGATCCCCGATAGCTTCCAGCCGCTTACCTGCGACGGCGATACCGTCGGACAGTATGCGTCGTTCGGTTGCCAGATCGGCGCCCGACATGGTGTCCATTTCGTACGGTGACCCCGCCACGGCGATCAGGTTGTGGCTGGCCTGGCGTTCTGCAGCGCAGACGCCGACCGCCTTACAGTCGCGGCACCAGAGCCCCGTCGTCAGCGTGCCGCCGGTATCGGCTTCGGCGGCCTGAGCGTGCAGCCGGTTCCAGTACCCGCGCAGATCCGTTAACGGGGCGACCCACTCGCTAACCGGGCCGGTCGACGTGTAACAAAACGGCTGCACAATCCGCAGCACGACGCGGGTGTTCTGCTCAGTCACGCCGTCGATCCGGTACTGCTGCACCAGCCCGGCCACGTAGTCGATCAGCTGCAGGTTGCCCGCTGCGCTGTTCTCGCGGTGGCCGTGTTTATAGTCCCATAGAAACAGCGCACCGGCGGACGGCACGTACAGCGCGGCGTCCAGGGTGCCCCAGTTCTCCGGGTGAATCGCCGGCATAGCGACGCGGTGCTCGATCAGCAGTTCCGCCCCGGCACACGCGGCGAGTACACCCAGCACATCGTCGATCATTACCTGCGCGCCTTCGACCATCTTTTCATCGATAACCACGCCGTTCGGCGCGGTCTGCCCGAGCAGGTCGGCGGCGTACGCCATGACGGTGCCGCTCGACAGCACCTCGGAGATAACCCAGTGCGCTGCGGTGCCCTCGCGGCTTTCGGGCGTCTCGGTGTCAGGGAACGCGGCCTGCGCTTGCACCGACCCGGAGCAGTGGCCCCAGACCGGCGCGCCGCTAGGAGCAAACCGTGCGTGCTGTGACATTAGGCGCCCAGCGCAGCGAGTAGCCGCGAGATATGGCCCGCGACGGTAGACTCGTTAGTCGGCGGGAACAGCATGTTGACGGTCAACTGGCACGCAGCGTATGCGCCGTCGATATCGGCCTGCGTCAGCGTTTCAGCGGCCTGACGTTCGGCTACCCAGCCCATGAACTCGCCGACTGTCTGCGGTTTGGCCTGCTCAGGCTGCGCGTCGTCTGGTGCGAACGCGGCGGCGGTGTCGCCAGCGGGTATGCCGAGAGCCCCGTCTACCGCTCCGGCGGTGGCCGTCTCGTACAGCGCCTGCACTTCTGCAGCGTGCCACGCGTCGTAGGTAGACTGATAAACGCCGCGTTTTTTCTTCCACTGTCCGGCGTACTTACCTGCCGCGTAGAACGGGTCGGCCGCTGCGGCGCAGTACTTGCCGTCGAACAGTACGCCCTTGCCGTCGACTCGGGTGTCCGGGCCGGCTACGGGCAGCCCGGGGTCTTCGCGATCCTGCCCGTCCAGACCAACCGTGCCGGCCATTTCTGCCGGGACAGGGTTCACGCCGTCGTCCGCTGCCTGGTTCTGCGTCTCGTCGGAGGCGTGGAGCTGCTCTGCGTCGTACTGCTCTGCGAGTGCGAGCACTACCGGGCTGCTGGCGGGCGCACCGCCTGTCTGCTCCAGTAGCCGCGCCATATCGAGTAGCATGGTGCTGGCCATGGACAGCGCGTCGGGTTCGTACGGGATCGTTAAGCTAATCGTTTTGCTCATTGCGTTTTTCCTCGGTTTGTTAATTGACAACGCCGTCAACTATCGGCACTATTGACCGGCATGTCAACTACTATTTTTTCAGGAGAGAACGGAGTGCGTATTAAAAAGATCCTTTCACAGCACCGCAGAGACTTCCGGGCGATATTCGCCTGCGAGCACTGCGACGAGGAGACCCAGCAGGGCGGGTACGACGACGGGCATTTCCACCAGAACGTCGTCCCTGCCATGGTCTGCGGCAGCTGCGGAGAGACTGCCGGCGCGGACTACCGGCCGCTGGCTACCAAACACGCCGACGGGGTGCAGGTCTGATGGGCGGCGACCCCCTAGACCGGGCCGAGCGGGTGGCCGTCGCCAAGCTGCGGCGCGAGATCCGCCGGGCCGTGGCTGATTACATGGCGTCGGGGGACGGCGAGGAGCTAGGCAGACTGTTAAACGTCCCGCGCTACCCGGACGGGTCAGGGCGTAACTGGTCAGCGTACCGGACGCCGACCGAGTGACGATACGGCTCCGCGACTATCAGGCCGAGTTCGTTCGGGGTATCCGGGACGCGTGGCAGACGGCGCCGTCGGTGCTGGGTGTCTGCGCGACCGGTGGCGGGAAAACCGTGTCGTTTGCGGCAATCATGCAGCGGCACGTCGGCGCCTGCGCGGCGGTGGTCCACCGTAAAGAGATCATCGGGCAGATCAGCCAGACGCTCGCGCGGCTCGGTGTTAAGCACCGCGTTATCGCGCCGCCTGCGGTGGTGACGCGGATCAGGCGCAAGCACCTTAAAGAGTTCGACCGGTCGTACGTCGACCCGCACGCCCTGGCCGGCGTCGCGTCGGTGCAGACGATCACCAGCGCAGCCAGCGGGCGCAACGACGAACTGCAGCGGTGGCTCGGCCAGGTGACGCTGGCTGTATTCGACGAGGGGCACCACTACGTAGAGTCGGGGCTGTGGGCGCGGGCTGTCGAGGCGCTCGATCGGGGCGTTCAACTGTTCGTTACTGCCACGCCCGACCGGGCCGACGGCAAGGGGCTCGGGCGCGAGGCGGACGGGTTCGCCGACGTGATGGTCGAGGGGCCGAGCACGCAAGAACTGATCGAGGGCGGATACCTGTCGCCGTTCACGTACCGCGCACCGATGACCGACCTGGACGTGTCCGGCGTGGCGATCACGGCGTCCGGGGAGCTCAACGCGAAAGCACTGCGCGCCCGGGTGGTCGAGTCGCACCTGGTCGGCGACGTGGTCAGGCACTACCGCCGGTTCGCGGACGGCAAAAAGGCGATCGTGTTCGCTACCGACGTCGCCACCGCGCACGAAATAGCCGACGCGTTCACCGCGGACGGTGTCGCCGCCGTGGCGCTGTCCGGTGAAACGGACGGACGCGAGCGAGACCGGGATCTGGACGCGTTCCAGACCGGCGGCCTGGACGTCCTGGTCAACGTCGACCTGTTCGACGAGGGGTTCGACGTGCCGGGCGTCGAGGCGGTGTTACTGGCGCGGCCAACCGAGTCGCTGGCGAAGTACCTGCAGATGGTCGGTCGGGCGTTGCGCGTGATATACGCCGGCGGGTTCGACCTGTCGACCGTAGACGGGAGGCGCGCGGCGATAGCGGCCGGCCCGAAACCGGAGGCGATCATCATCGACCCGGTACGAAACTGGGAGCGCCACGGCATGCCGAACTGGCCGCGCCGCTGGTCGCTGGACGGCAAGGACAAAGGCACCCGAGACAGCGCGGCCGATACGATACCGCAGCGCGTCTGCGACGCCTGCACGCAGCCGTACGAACGGTTCTTTGCCGCCTGTCCGTACTGCGGGCACGTCCCGGCGATACCAGAGCGCAGAGCACCCGATCAGGTCGACGGCGACCTGATGGAGCTGGACGTCGAGGGCATGGCGGCGCTGTTCGCGGCTATCGATCGCGCGGGCATGGACGACGACGCGTACGGGTCCGACCAGCTGCGGCGCGGAATACCGGCGATCGGTCGGGGCGCGGATATGAAACGACACCGGGCCGCGAAGCACCGCCGCGAGGTCCTGCGGGAGCTCGTCGCCTGGTGGGCGGGTATGCAGCCAGACGGCCGGACACTGAGCGAGAAGCACCGACGGTTTTACCACCGGTTCGGCATAGATATCGGGACGGCGTTCACACTGCCCGCCCGCGACACTGACGCGCTGATCCAGCGCATAACGGAACGGTTCTCAGAGGACATGACGGCATGACGTACAACGAGTGGGCAGCACAGCACCCGGCGGCGGCCGCAGACCTGAACGCAATGATCGGCGCGATACCCTGGCCGGACGTGGCGGACAGTGGCGGACAGTCGGAGGCATGGGCGCAGCAGCAGGACCGCATGAGGGCGGCGCGTTCTGGTGCGCTGGCGTGGCGTAATAACGTCGGGGCGACGCCCGCGACCTGTCCTGACTGCGGCGAACGGCAGCGGCCGGTGCGGTACGGGCTGGCGAACGACTCCGAACGGCTGAACCGCGTGGTTAAGTCGTCCGACCTGATCCTGGCCATACCGCGGCAGATCCGGCCGCAGGACGTCGGCACGACGATCGCGCAGTTCGGGGCGGTAGAGACGAAGCGGCCCGGGTGGTCGTACACTGGCAACGGACGCGAGGCCGCACAGGCGGCGTTCTTGGCGCTGGTGCGTAACGCCGGCGGGTTCGCAACATTCAGCACAGGAGGGTTGGAACTATGAGGGCAGCACGGTTAGACCCGGCGCGGCGCCGGATACAGCTGCTGGACGTCGCGCTGCAGCTAGCGCAGACGGACGGGAGCAGCTATCGGGAGTTGACCCGCGCCGGCGTGGCGGCTGCAGCCGGCGTCAGCCCGGCGGCGGTGTCGTATTGTTTCGGCACCATCCCAAACATGCGGCGCGCGGTGCTACGGCACGCGGTGCGTGTTCGGTGCGTGCCGGTTATCGCGCAGGGGGTGGTCGCGGCCGACGCGGACCTGAACGGCCGCGTCGACGCCACGGTGATGCAGCAGGTCGCCGCGTGGGTCGTTCGGCTAGCAGGCGGTCCACCCGACCAGCGCTAGCGCCTTGGCTGCGGTTGCCACCCCGTCGTATGGGTCGGCGGCCTGCAGGTCGGCGAACTCCGCGTTTGTGATAACCGCCCGGCCTGGGAGGCTAGCCAGGTTGTGCCCGGACGACGCCCGGAGCAGTACGGCGCCGGCTTGGCGGTACGCATCGACCCTGACGAGATTCGGTACGGCGACTGACGCGCGGGTAGCTATTAGGCCGTTAAAAGACGTGATGAATGTTGCCATGGTGTTTCGCCCTGTGGTTGGTTATTGTCTGGCGCTAGTGTAACGCCCTGTTACCGGTAACGCAACCGCTATTTTCTATCCGTAGCCCAGCAGCCACCGAACGGCGGATATGAGGAACCCGAGCGCGAGCAGCGCCACGTGCCGCCATCTCACGACAACGCCTCCGACCACGCGTCAGCGTCCGCCAGATACCGCGCCGCGTTCCGGCGCAGCTCGGCGATGGCCTGGGACAGCGCCTCGCTGGCGTTGGCGCCTTCGCCGTGTACCGTGACTGGCTGCGTTCATCGGCCGAAGTCCCGGAGCAGGGCCGCTATCGTGCGTCCAGCACCGGCGGCGGACGGCAGCAGCGAACCCACTCTGTCCGGGCTGTCGGCCAGGTACACAGCGAACCCGCCCTGCTTCCAGTCCGGGAGTAGGTCGAACCCGCCGGTACTCACAGCAACGGCTCCCGGTCGCTGTCCCTGCCGAGCGGGGCGTCGAGCCACCACTGCGACTTGCCAGACGCGAACGGGCGGAACACTACCTGCCCGGCGAGCGGCTCCAGGAAACCCCAACCTTTCAGCTTGCTGGCCATGCCGCCCGGTACGACGGCGCGCGGGCCGTGGACGAACAGCGTCCAGGTTCCCGGCTTCGCGGCGGCGATGCGGTGGAAGTGGTTGCCGTCGACGCGGTTAAACCACGCGATCCAGCGAGTACGCAGCACGCAGCCGGTCGGCGCGGCGGCGGTGATATCGTCGACCACCTCTTCGCTATACCCGCCAGACAGCACCAGCGCGCGGCCCCACGTCCACGGGTGGTTGTGCAGGTGGCGCTCGCGGTCTGCGCTGACGAACCGGTGCAGGTAGAACGTCGACGGGCCGATCTGTCCGAGGTAGTACCGCTCCAGGTACGGGCCGGCGTCCAGCTCGATCAACCGCACGGGGCGGTTTGCGGTCAGTTTGAACAGTAGTTTATTTACTAGGCGCATTGGGCGACCCTCGCAGTTGTTTTAGTAGCTCGACCAGCCGTTCGTGTTCTTCCGGCGTGGCGTAGTAGTCCCGGCGTTTCCAGCCGTTCGAGGCGGCCCGTTTGCGGAACGCGACGACCCTGTTCGTCCCTGACGTCCACCCTTGCGAGCGGGTCACCGTACGCCCGGCCGAAAAGGCATAACGACGCCGACGAAGCCCGGCAGGGCGGAGTGCGTGACGGCAGCGCCGGACTCGCCGCGCTGGTCGATCGTGAACGTGCCGGGGTGCTGCAGGTGCATCGCCTTGCCCAGCTTGCCGGACTTGGCGAGCAGGTCGAAGTCGTAGTTCGCGGGGGTCGGTTTGTCCTTGCTGTCTGGCGGTATGACCCGGTCGGTATCCGGGAACGTGCCGTCGATCGCGTCGAACTGGACCGACAGCCCGGCGGCGTTCGTGATCGCCCACACGCCATTCGCTGCCAGCGGTATGAGCATCCCGTGGTCGTCGTCCGCCTTGCGCAGTTTGATGCGTTTCACGGCGTCAATCGGGATGATGATGCTGATGCCGAGGGGGTCGCCTGCGTTCGGCAGATCCTCGGTGAACCGGCCCATTGCGGCACCGTCGGTCGCTTCGCAGGTCACGACGTTACCGTCGATAGTGACGTGGACGCCGTTCAGGTAGTACCGGACGTTGCCCGTGGTGGCCAGGTGTTGCAGCGCGGCGATCTGCCGCAGGTTTATCGTGTAGATCATTGTGTTGCCCTCGTTATGGTCAGTGTCTGGCGCTAGTGTAACGCCCCGTTACCGGTAACGAAACCCTTTATTATCTGGCAGGCCGCCGCCCTCGCCGCGGCACGCTACGTCGTCCCGGCGGCCCTCGACTATCCGGCGCATCGCCTGCAGTGCGGCCCGGCCGGTCGCTTTCGGGTCGTCCGGGGCGCACGGTGGCGGGTCGTCGTCGTCGTTCATGTCCCAGGTCAGCCCGCACGGGCCGCACTGCATCTGGTCGCTGTATTGCCGCGCCGCGCAGTTCTGGCGGGTCATCTGGCCTCGACCAGGTAGCCCTGTTCGGCGGCGAATCCGAGGCCGTCGTACCTCGCGTCCAGCTCGGCCGCGAGCGGGAGCGGGGCCACAACGGCCGCCCGGGGGTGCGCCGGGTGCTGCAGTCGCCAGACCCAGCCCACGCCTTTCGGCTCTACGGTCATGCGCCACGCGGCGGGGGCCGGCGGTGCAGGGGGCCGCGGGACGAACACCGCAGATATCTCGTCCTGCCTGAGCCGCTTCGCCGTGGTCCCCAGCAGCCGGTAGTCAACGCACACCCCGAAGTCCTGCGCGGTGGCGTCATACCACTCGCCGTCTAGCTTAATAAAAACGAACCGGATCATCTTGCCCGTCTTTTTAAACGCCTCTTCAAACTCGGCGACAGTCGTTTCCCTGTTTTCGTCTGGCATCGTCTATTCCTCTCGGTGGTTAATTGTTCGTTTGGAACGCTGCGGCCGTGCCGGCGCTACCGGTGCCCGACGCATCGACCAGGGACAGCCCCTTGAACCCGCGCACGGTGCTGTCGCCGACGCGGTGCGGTGCGTACTTGCACCCACGGCCGCGCGTGGCGTCTTTAAACGCCGCGACCATGGTGTTACGGCCGAGCAGCGTGTCGTGTTGCTCTGCGGTCGCCCACACCCGGTAGGCGTCGTAGAGGTCGGACACCTTGACGACTGCATCGCCGCCGAGGATGCAGCGCCCCTCGATGAACGCCCGCAGCGGGTTGAACGTTTCGGCGATAAACGTGGTTTCGTCTCGGCTGGACGCCGGCACCGTGAACTGGCCCTGCGCGTTCAGCTGCGCGAGGCCCTGCAGCGCCCACACCGCGATCCCTTCGATCTCGGACAGCAGCGCGTCGATTAGGTACGGGTCTTCGCGGTCGGCGAACGACACGTCGAACGGTAGCACCAGCAGCCGGTGCGCCAGCGCCTCGCTGTCATCAAACAGGCGCGGAACGTGGTTACTCGACAGCGTGATCCGGGTCGGCAGGCGTACCGACTGCCTGGACTTGTATTTGCGCCCGAAGTCGACAGCATCGCCGCCGCTAATTTTTTTCAGCCGCTCGATCACGGTGTCGATTTTCGTCCGGTTGACCCGCTTAGCGGTGTCGCCACTGAACGCCGCCGTTTTACCGCGCAGGCTGTCCAGGAAGTCGTCAGCGGCAAACGAATCGAGCGACGCGGCGGAGTGGTTACGCTCGCCGACCAGCGCCTCCAGTACCTGCCCGATCAGGGACTTACCGGCGCGGAGCGGGCCAATGAACAGCATAATTTTTTGGTACTGGTACGTCGGCGACAGCATGTACCCGAGCCACTGCTGCAGCAGTTCGACCCGTTCGCTGTCGCCGGCGAACAGCTCGGACATGAACCGCAGCCATCGCGGGCAGGTCGCCTCGGGGCGGTACGCGTACGGCAGCAGCTTGGTGGTCAGCTGGTCGGGGTGGTGGTGCAGCAGCTCGCCGGTTGCCAGGTCCAGGACCACGTTATCAAATACCACCAGCGGGCGGCCGGTCTGGTTCATTGCCACGCTGGGCCGGTACGCCTTCTCGGCCAGCACGGCGTAGGTCCCGACTATCGTTCCGATCTGCGGCAGCGACGGCTCCAGCTCGGCAGTGACGCGGTGGCGAACTTCGGCGTCGGGCAGCTCGGCCCATGCCTTGCCTTCGTAGCCGTACCACACCTCGTCCAGGCGCATCAACCGGTTGTCAGGGTAACACCGGGTGAGGAACGTCTGCGCGTTGCTGGTGTGGTTCTTGTCGTATAGGCCGGCCGACGGTGCACTAGGCGCCCGTGTCAGGTCGCGCAGCTCCGGGGTGAGCTGGCCGTCCTCTTTCAGTGTTCTGGCCAACAGGGCGCGCAGCACGCCGGACTGTTCCGCCGACCCGGTAAACGTGCGCACCGCCTCGATGATCCGGGGCGTCTGCAGCGGGTCGATGGCGTGGGCGGTGATGTCCTCGACTGCGGCGGCGTACGCGTCGGCCGGTGCGGCAGTGGGGCCGAACGCGCTCGCCGTGTCAAACGACTTCGGCGGCACCCAGCCGGCCCGCATGGCGACGTGGAACAGCGTCGCGCCGGTTATGCCGCCGTCCGGTTTGAAACTCGCCCACTGCTGCTCGACGTCCTCGGGGCCGGTGTACGTCTCGGCACCTCGGGCGCTCCAGTCGTGGAACAGCTGTTCGCCGGTGGCCGGTTCATCGCTGAACAGGTTGCGCAGGGCCATTCCGACGCGGACCCACTCGTCACGGGTGCAGTCTGGGTCGATGTGCTGCAGGGCCGTGGCGGCCTCGGTGGCGTTTGCGGGGGCATCCCGTGGCGCCGGTGCGGCGGTTGGCTCGGGTCGCCGTAGCGCCCGGGTGGCCGTGTCGGGCAACGGCGGCAGCGCGGCAGGGTGCGCCAGTGCGAACAGGCCAAACCCGTGCGGGGCGTATCCTTCGCCGGTAACAATGAAACCAGCACCTGCGCGGCGCGTGTCGAACCCGATCACGTCTAGTAGGTCGGCGCCTTGACGCAGGTCAAGAACATCGGAGCGGAACGCGTAGTGCTCGCCGCCGTTTGCGGTCCGCTGGATCATCGCTGCGTCCCACGGTAGTGGCCCGCCTAGCGCCTGTTCGACTGCGGCGCGCGTGACGCCCTTATAGGTGTCGAGGTCGACCACGAACACGCCGGCCGGTATCGGTACGCCGACGCGGTCTGACGGCCACTGGTACTCCGCCGGGGGCAGGGGGTCTTGCCAGCCCTTGACGGCCGGCCGCTTGTCCTGCGTGACGGGGAACACCCGGACGCCGGCGCCATGGAGCTGCTCGGCGAGCGTCACGCCCTGGACGCCAGGTCGTCGGCGAAGTCGACCGCGTCGTACTCGTCCAGATCCTCGGCGGTGCTCTGCAGGTATGCGTCGAGATCGGTACGCTTTATTCGGACCGTTCGGTGGCCGAGTTTATGGCTCTTAATAGCGCCAGATCGGAGTAGGGTGCGGGTGGTGCGCAGGCTGATTCTCAGTGCTTCCGCGACTTCTTTAGCCGTTAGTAGCTCGTTTTCCATGTTCGCTCCAAATTCGTTTTGTGGATAGTACCGGCGTAAAGTGGCAAATGTCAAGCGTAACAGCAAAAGCGTGACGCGTTACGGTACGCCGCTAAGTTACGTAACGTGGTACGCTTTTCGACTCTCGGGAGAGTCAACACCGGCGCGGGTTGTTACTACTATTACACTATATTTCTTTTTTAAAAGAATATGTAAATAGAGTATAAATAGGGGGTAGGTAAGGTAAGTATATAAATATACTAACAATAAGGCCGGATTGCGTAACAACGTAACGCGGAAGTCGTTGACGCCCCGCCCCCGCCGTGGTAAAAGCGCGCGATGTTTAACATCGACGACAAGGACATACGGCGGCTGGAGAGCGACCTGCAGGTATTCGCTGACAGGGCGTTCCCGTTCGCCACAAAGCAGACCGTGAACAGCGGGGCGTTCCAGGCGATGAAGATCGCACGGGCCGACCTGCCCAAGCGAATGACCCTGCGCAACACGTTCACCGCCCGCAGCATCCAGGTCGAGCAGGCGCGCACCCTGAACGTGCGCCACCAGGCCGCTGTCGTCGGCAGCGTCGCGGACTACCTGGAGACGCAAGAGTTCGGCGGCACTGAAAGCGGACCCATAGCGACCAACTACTCAGCAGGCCAGGGCCGGGGCGCGCGCCCCCGTACGCGCCTACCACGCAAGCCGAACAAACTGTCGTCGATCAACCTGCGCGGACGCAGCGGTCGTGGCGGACGATCAGCACGCAACGCGGCAGCAGTACGCCAGGCTGCAGCGGGCGGCAACAAGTACGTCTTCCTCGACCTGGGCAGGACGCGCGGCATTTTCCGCGTGACCGGGGGCAAGCGCTCGCCGAAAGTCGAGATGGTCTGGAGCATGAGCCGGCCGACTGTCCGCGTACCGGCTAACCCGTGGCTGCGCCCGGCTGTCGTGGAGTCGGAGCGCATGCTGCCCGCGTTCTACGCGGACGCGCTGCGTCAGCAGCTACGCCGGCGTGGGCTCTTCCGCGGGTAGCGCGTGGCACCCCCCCCCCCTTGCTGGTACTGCGCGCCTATGGGGGCCATAGCGCCGTTTTGATTCCGCCGCGCAGCCCTCGCACAAAAAGCGATTTCGGAACCGGCAGGGCCGCCGGGACGGGCAGGGCGTGCTACCATCCCCGCTATGCCAAAAAACATAATCAGGCGGAGCGCGTACGCCAAGCTCGTCGGCGTATCGACTACCAGCGTGACCGCTGCGTGCGTTACGCACCTGCGCGGCGCGTTAGCCGGTAAACAGATCGACGCCAACCACCCCGCAGCTATCGCGTACCGCGAAAAGCACGCCGGGCCGAAGACACCGAAACCGCCCGCGCCGGCCGAAGGCGTCGACGCCCTGCACGACCAGGCCGTCGAGATCTGCCGGCGACACGGCCGCGTCTCCGCCGGGCTGATCAAGCGCGGACTATCCGTTGGCACCACTCGCGCCAGCCGGATACGCGACGCAATCCTGGCACTCGGCGTACTAGTCGAACCCGTCGCAGCGCCCCCGCCGGAGAGACCGCCGATGGTGGTCGACCTGTCCGCCGTGGTAGCTGCCGCCAGCGCCCCGGCCCCGGAACCACCCGCCGAGATCCCGGAAGAAATACAGCAATTTTTAGACATGCCGCTCCGGGCGCTAATCGAGCAGTTCGGCACCGACACGAAATTCCTGGAGTGGCTCAACGCCACCCAAAAAATTGAAGCGATCAACGAGAAGCGGCTAAAGAACGCGAAAACGAAAGGCGAGCTGATCAGCCGCGAGCTGGTACACCGCGGAGTAATCGACGTGTTCAACGCCGCGCACCTGCGCCTGATGAAAGACGGCGCGAAGTCGATAGCCGCCGGCGTGGTGTCTAAACACGCGGCCGGCGCGGAGCTGTCCGAAGTCGAGGCGTACGTCTCCGACATCCTGGGGTCGTTTATCCGGCCCATTAAGTCGAAAATCCAGCGGTCGCTGCGCAATGCCTGACCTCGACCAGATCGGCGTTGACTGGCTGATCGGCGAAGTCGACGACATGCCGGACAGCATCGAGCGACTCGGCCCGGTGAAGTTCAACGAAGACAACCGGTACCTGCCGCAGGGCGTCAGCCCCCGGCCCGGGTTTATCCGGTACGACCTGTTCCCGTTCCTGCGCGAGATCATCGAGTGTTTCGACCCGCTGTCGCCGGTGCGCGAGGTGAACCTGATGAAGGGGGTCCAGACCGGGTACACGACGCTCCTGGAGTCCGTGCTGCTGTACTACATCGCGCATATTAAAACGCAGGCCGCCATGTTTATCACCGCCGACAAAGAGCTGGCCAGCGGCCGCGTAGAAAACAACATTTTGCCGATGATCAACGAGTCTGGGTTCTCCGACCTGATCCGGTCGGCAGACGAAGGCAACACCAGAAAGACCGGGAAAACTAAGGATTTCATCCAGTGGGACGGTGGCGGCTTCCTGATCTACAACGGCGCACTGAACGCGGCAAAGATGCGGCAGTACTCTGTGCCCCTGATGCTCAAAGACGAACTCGACGGCTGGAAGCGCGCCGTCGGCAAGGACGGCAACAGCGACACGCTAACCGACGCCAGGCTGTCCGCATACTGGTCCGTCCGCAAGATCCTGCGCGGGTCGACGCCGCTCCTGGAGCCGTCGATGATCGGCGAGGCGTACGCACGCGGCGACCAGCGGAAGTACTTAGTGCTCTGCAGGTCGTGCAGCTTCCCGCAAGAACTGCGGATGGAGCACGTCAGCAAAGACACCGGCCTGATCGGCGGTTTCAGGTGGGAGACAGAGCAAGGCGCACTGATCCTGGAGTCGGTCAGGTATCACTGCGCGAATTGTGGCCACGGCCACCCGGAGCACGACAAGGAGTCGCTGTTCGCTACCGAGAACGGCGCGCATTGGAACCCGACTGCCCGCGCGAAAGAACCCGGAATCCGGTCGTACCACTTGCCGGCGTTTTACAGCCCGTTCGGTTTTCGGCCGTGGTACAAGTGCGTCGCCGACTACCTGGAGAGCTACGACCCGGGCACCAAGCAGGTGACCAGCGTGTCGAAGTACCAGGAATTTTATAACAACACGTTAGGCGTCCCGTACCGCGTCACCGGCGCGCGCGTCCGATTCGCCAGCGTATCGTCGCACCGCCGCCCCGCGTACAAGCTCGGCGAGATCCCGAACAAGTACGCCGCGAAGTACTCCGGCTCGCCGGTGCTGCTGCTGATCTGCACGGTCGACGTGCAAAAGCGCGACCTGGCCGTCTCGGTGATGGGCGTCACGCGCGACCTGCGGGTGTACCTCGTCGATTACTGGCGTTTGGAGCGGGCAGACGACGACGATGACTGCGCGGAGCTGACCAGCCCCGTCTGGGGGCGCTTGCGCACAATTGTCGAGGAGAAACGCTACACGGCCGACGACGGCAAGGAGTACGGCATCGCGCTGACCCTGGTCGACGCCGGGTACGCGAACGATACCGTGTCGACGTTCTGCGCGGACTACGAGTCCGGGGTCTACCCGATCCTGGGCAGAGACCGCCCGGCGAAAAGCCAGACGATCACAGAGTTCGGCGAGTTCACCACGCAGGCGGGGACGACCGGGTACCGGGTCACCGTCGACCACTACAAGGATCGCCTGGCGTCGGTTCTGCGGCGCGAGTGGGACGAACAGCACGGCGACCAGGGCAGCTACCACTTCAACGCCCCGATCGACGTGCCTGACAAGGCCATGAAAGAGCTCACGGTCGAGACGCGCCGCGAGAAAGTCGACGACCGCGGGAACACGTCGTACTACTGGCACCGCCCCGGCGGATCGCGCAATGAACTCTGGGATCTGCTCGGCTACACGCACGCAGGCGCCGAGATCGTCGCGTGGCTCGTCTGCATCCAGCAGTTTGAGCTGGAGGAGGTCGACTGGCCCCGGTTCTGGGACTACGTCGAAACCGAGCAGCTGTTTTTCAGCGAGGCGCCGCCCGCTTGACCACCCGAACCGCAGGCAGTACAGTGGCAAGGTAACGCTACACCCAACCGAGGCAGCGCCCGCGCAATGGACCGACAATTTCTGCAGGAACGGATTGCCGCAACAAAAAAGCAGATCGTCGCCTACGAGGACGCGTTGCTGGCCATCGGCAAGCAGGGCGGCGTGCAGAGCTACATACTCGACACAGGGCAGTCGCGGCAGACCGTCACGCGCGCAGAGATCCCGGAATTGAATAAAATGCTCGACAGCCTCTACAACCGACTGACGACCCAGCAAGCACGCCTGACCGGCGGCGCAGTAACCGTGGCGCCTGGCTGGTGAGTTGGCTCGACTGGTTCCGCCCACCTCCGCCCGCCGTGCCGGCGGTAGCAGTTGACGACCTGCCCGAGTACGTGGCGTCCGCGCCGTGGGTAGACACGAATCTGGACGGCGACAAGTTCTTCGGCGGGTTCGGCGACACCCAGATCCAGTCCGTCGACTACTGGACGCTGCGGGCACGCTCCGCGCAGCTGTTCAACAGCAACCACTACGCGCGCGGCATCATCCGCCGACTCGTAACAAACGAAATTAACACCGGACTGACTCCCGAGTCCGCACCCGACGAGCAGGTGCTAGGCGTACCGACCGACAGCCTGCAGGACTGGACAGAGATCACCGAGAACCGGTTCGGACTGTGGGGCAAAACGCCCGCCGCCTGTGACCGGCTCGGCGTCAACACGTTCGGCGCGTTGCAGAGATCCGCCCGCATGGAGGCGCTGGTCGAGGGCGATGTGCTGGTCGTGTTGCACATGAACCGCACGACCCGCTCGCCGACCGTGCAGCTGGTACGGGGCGGCGCAGTCAACACGCCATTAGGCGGCGAAAAGAACATACGAAAAGGCCACACGATCACGCACGGCGTAGAACACGACCGACGCGGCCGCGTGGCTGCGTACCACGTCAGGCAGACCGACGGCACGTACAAACGCCTCCCGGCATACGGCGAGCGGTCCGGGCGGCGCGTAGCCTGGTTGGTGTTCGGCACCGACAGGCGCCTCGACGACGTGCGCGGCCAACCGCTGCTGTCGCTGGTGCTGCAGTCCCTCCGCGAGGTCGACAGATACCGGGACTCTGCGCAGCGCAAAGCGGTTATAAATTCGATTCTGGCCATGTTCATCAAGAAAACACAGGACAAGCCGGGCACACTACCAATGACAGGCGGCGCGGTTAAACGCGGCACAGCTAGCGTCTCTGATGACACGACGAAAGGTACCCCGCGGAAGTTCAACATTGCGCAGCAGCTCCCTGGCCTCGTTATCGAGGAGCTGCAGCACGGCGAGGAGCCGGTACTAAAAGGCGGCGAAGGCACAGACGTAAATTTCGGCACGTTCGAGGAGGCGATCATCCAGTCCGTAGCGTGGGCGAACGAGATCCCGCCGGAGATCCTGCGGCTGGCGTTCTCCAACAACTACAGCGCCAGCCAGGCGGCAATAAACGAATTCAAGATCTACCTGAATAGGATCTGGTCGGAGTTCGGCGAGACGTTCTGCGCGCCGGTCTATACCGAGTGGCTGGTCAGCGAAACGCTAAACAGGGCGGTCATCGCGCCCGGTTTGCTGGACGCATGGCGCGACCCGGCGCAATACGACAAGTTCGCCGCGTGGACCAGCGCGGACTGGTACGGGTCGATTAAGCCGTCGACCGACCAGCTCAAGCAGGTCAAAGCGTCCGACCTACTGGTCGCGGGCGGGTACTCGACGCGGGCACGCGAATCGCGGATTACCACCGGGACCAAATTCAGCAAGAACACACAGCGCCTGAAACGCGAAAACGAGCAGCTAGCCGAAGCACTGGCGCCGATCCTGGAGCTACGCCGAGAAATGGCAGCGCTCGGGACCAGCGACAACCGCGAACCGACCGCCAGCGTGGCTACCGACGAGCTGGAAGCGGCGATCGACGACTACCTAGCCGAGCAGACCGATGACTGAGAAAATTTTAGCCGCATTCCAGGCGATGCGCGACGAGATCAGCGAGCTACGCGCACAGATCGAGGGGCTACCCGTCGCCGCAGATGGCCGGGATGGCCGGGACGGGTCGACCCCCGATATCGAGGACATTATCGCGCAGATCCCCGCGCCCGCCGACCCCGAACCGATCGACACCGGCGCGCTGGTCGCTGACGTGCTGTCCAGACTCCCGGAGCCGAGAGACGGCCGCGACGCGCCACCGGTTAGCGTTGCCGACGTGGCAGCGGTTGTTCACGCCCGCATGCCGGCACCCGAAGCGGCAGAACCCGGGGCGCCAGGCGCAGCCGGTACGCAAGGCGCGCAGGGCAAGGCAGGCCGAGACGGTAAGGACGGAAAGGCGGGACGTAATGGCCGCGACGGCAAGGACGGCGAGAGCATAACCAGCGTTAGTCTGGACAAAAACGAACTGATCGTAGCAATCAACGGCAAGCGCCGCAAAATCGGGCGGATCGCCGTACCGACACCAAGCGCCCCGTTCAGCCCAGGCAACGGTGGCGGAGGTGCGCAGGGCGCCCCAGTCGTGCAGCCGTACGGCTCGATGCAGATCGAGAAACGCGACTCCGGCGACCCTGACCCCTACACAGTAGCCGTGCTGGCGCACCCGAGCGGCAACGACACGATGAACCCGCCGCTAACTCCGCAAGTGGCCGGCCCGGGTCCGTTTGGCGGTTTCTACAAGGTCGCCGCGTACGCCAGTAACCCGCCTTTGCACCAGATTTCGGTAGACGGCGCCGCGATAGTTATCGAGATCGGCGGCGACTACGTTGTGCCGGGCGGCTGGATCACGTTTCGCCACTCCGCAAACGGCGCGACGGTGACCTTCGCGCTAGCCATAGAGCGCGCCGGGCAGCTACTCTTCGCGCCTTCGCCAGTGCCGAACAGCCAGGCGAACAACAACAAAGCCACCACGACGACCGCCACAGGTATCTTTTCAGTTCTGGCGGGGGACAAGCTGTCAATGTGGGCGGCGTCTGATATTGCGGGCACGGTAACTGTCGGGAATTCTATCGTCGGGCTGCACCGGCTAGCCGACACGTAAACGAACAGGAGAACAAGCCATGTGGCTACTAGAGCAGAGCGTACTGCAGAACATAGAACAGGCGAGCGGCTACACGCCGACCGCCGCGCAGGTCGACGCGTTCGCGGCGCGGTTCGGCGACAGTGAGGGGGGCGCTCCGCGCCTGCTGACCGTCGCCGGGGACGTGGCGGACATCGCCGTCGCGGGCGTACTCACTAACCGGCCGGATTTCTTCGCGATGCTGTTCGGCGGCGGGAACACGACGTATCCGGAGATCACTGCAGCACTGGCTGCGGCCGAGCAGGACCCGGGCGTATCCCGGGTCGTGTTGTCGGTTGACAGCCCCGGCGGAACTATCGACGGGCTGTTCGACACCATCGCCGCGCTGGAGGCGGCCACCAAACCGATCACCGCTCGCGTCAGCAACGTGGCCGCGTCTGCAGCCTACGCGCTCGCCGCACAGGCCGACACCATCGAGGCGGGCAACCGCGCGGCGCGGATCGGTAGCATCGGCATAGCAGTCGCCGGACGCATCGACCCGACCGTCGTGCAGCTGGCCAGCACGGCAGCGCCGAAGAAACGCCCGGACCTGGCGACAGCAGCCGGGCAGGCCGTGGTAGTCGAGGAGCTGGACGCGCTGCACGAACTGTTCGCGGATGCCATCGCTACGGGGCGAAGTACGTCAATCGAAAATGTCAACAAAAATTTTGGTCAGGGTGCTACACTGCTGGCCGAGGCTGCGCGACAGCGCGGCATGATCGACACCGTAGCGGGCGCGAAGCGCCAGCCGGTACCAACCTCGTCGGAGACGAAAAGCATGGACAAGGCAACCCTACAAGCAGAACACCCCGCAGTGTATGCGGCTGTCCGCGAGGACGGCACCGCCGCCGAGCGGGATCGCGTATCAGCGCACCTGATCCTCGGAGAAGCGTCCGGCGACATGAAAACCGCGCTGGCTGCAGCTAAAGACGGCACCGAAATGACCGCCGCGCTGCACGCCACATACACCGCCGCCGGCATGAATCGCGGCGACCAGCAGGCGCGCGAGGGCGACGACACGTCCGCCGCTGACGCCGCCGACCAACAGAGCGACGACCAGGGGGTCGGCGAAGTGGTCGACCTTGTCGCTGCTAAACTCGGATACAACCCGGAGTAACGGACATGGCGAACATCGCAATCGAAAACGTAGACCTCGGCAGCATCATCCTGAAAGATGGGCAGTTCCGAGACGACCTGCTGGCCTTCGCGGGTGCCGGAACCGTAATCGAGGGCACGATCCTCGCCCGCGACTCGGTGTCCCTGAAGCTCGTCCCGTACGTTAAGGGCGGCGTAGCCAATGAGAACGGCATCCCGAAAGCGATCCTGACGTACGCTGTCACCGCGACCGGCGCAGGCGACGAGGCAATCCGCGACATGGTGTCCGGTTCAGTTCGCGCCGAACGGCTGGCCATTGACGCCGACGGGGACGCCAGCAACGTCGACGACGCCGTACTGGATCAACTCCGCGCCTATACGCTCGTTTCGATCGACGTGCAGGAACTCAACAGTCAGGACAACCAGTAACCACTGGCCCCAGTAGCCGATAGCACCAGGAGCGCCACGCCATGAGCGGAGCAACCACCAGCAAGCTGATTCCCGTCTATAACCAGATGGCGCAGCCGACTCTTTTTCTGTCCGGGTTTTTCCAGAGCCCCCCGCAGAATTTCCACACCTCGGAAGAGGTGGAGATCGATATTGTACGGAGCGACGAGGACGTCGCTATCGTCGTGCAGGACCTGAGCGCGGGGTATCGCGCCAACTCTGCCGACATTTACACGAACAAAGGGTTCAAGCCGCCCGTGTTCAAGGAAGAGGTCCCGGTAAATTCGTTCGACCTGCTCAAGCGCATGCCCGGGCAGGACCCGTTCCAGTCACCAGACTTCCGGGCGAACGTAATCACCCGCATTTTTTCGGGAATGACAAAAGTCGAGGCGAAAATTCGCCGCGCTAACGAGCAGCAGGCGTCGCAGGTACTGCAGACCGGCAAGGTCTCGCTAACCGATAGCGCCGGCGCTGTGCTGTACGCGCTGGACTACAAACCAAAGTCGAGCCACTTCCCGACCTCGGGCGTTTCGTGGGCCACCGCTACCGGCGCGCAGATGCTCGCCGATATCAGCGCGCTGGCCGAGCAGATCCGCGACGACGGCCTGGCCGGCCCGGATCAGCTGATCATGGGCATCGACGCGTTTGAGAAATTCATCAGCAACGCCGACGTTCAGAAGCGGTTCGATATCCGCCGCATCGACCTGGGCACCATATCGCCGATGCAAATGCGCAGCGACGGCGGCTCGTTCCGCGGGATCGTCGAGATCGGGAACTACCGCTACGACGTCTGGACATACGGCGGCCGCTTTAAAAATGCGCAGACCGGGAACAAGGAACTTTATATCGACGGCGGCAACGTAATCGTTCGGGCATCGTCCGGCCGGCTCGACGCCACCTTCGGAGCTATCCCGAACATCGGCGCGCTAATGGGCGGCGGAGCTGCCCGGCTATTGCCCGAGCTGCCAGGCCGTATCTCAAACGGCGCGGGCGGGATGGATCTATTCGTTAACGCGTGGCTGTCCGCAGACGGCGAGCAGCTGTTCGGCGGTGTCGGCGCGCGTCCGTTGATGATCCCGACCGCAATCGATACCTACGGCTGTTTAATCACCCAGCTGTAAACGAGACACCACTAACACCCGGCGGGACGTCCCGCCGGGCAGTAATGAGGGCGACGAACAATGACTGAAGCAGAACTGATCGCGGCAATCGTAGTGCTAGACGCAGCAGCAGCAACCGAAGGGCTAACCAACGCCGAGCTGGAAACCCTGCTCGATGTGCTGGAGTCTGCCGCCGACGCAGCAGCAGAAGCCGCAGCAGCAGACGCCGCAGCAGCAGACGCCGCAGCAGCAGACGCACGCCCCGACTACTACGTCGCCCCGGGCCGATCGATTACGTCGAAACGCGGCATCCTATCCGGCGACGTCGAGGCAGAGATCACCGCCGACGACCTGGCGGGCGGCACTGACGCGCTAGACGCGTTCGTAAAGTCCGGGCACGTCCTCCGGGGCTGATCCGTGGGGCTGCGCGAACTCGCAGAGAACGACCTCGGTGCCATCCTGGAGGATAGCGCCTACGGGTTCGGCTGGCCGATTACGCTAACCGACCCTGACGGACTGACCGACGACACGCTTGTCGGATATTCCGACGATATTTCGCAGATGATCGACCCGGAGACCGGTGTACTGGTGTCCGGGCGGGTCGCGTCTATCGTGTTGCGGATCTCGTCTCTACAGGCGGCCTGTTTTACCTCGCTACCGCGCGCCGTGGCCGACACGGACAGCGCGCCGTGGCTCGTAGCGTTCGACGATATCAACGGCGACGCGCACACGTTTAAAGTCCGACAGGGTGACCCAGATCGAACCCTCGGCGTAGTCGTTTGCTTACTAGAGGCGTGGGCCCCGTGACGCTGCCCCTGATTGACAAGCAGGACACCGTCGAGATCGTACGCGACCAGATCGCCGCGATCCTGGCAATCGAGTCCGCAGCGCAGGTCGTACTGGCCACCAACGCGGCAAAACCGGACCCGGGTCTGTGGAGACTGCGCGTGTACCAGGAACGCGCGAACCCGTGGGACGTTTTTCAGGACGGCGACCAGGCGTCGGTTGTCAACGTCTGGTGGGACTCGTCATCGTTTGACGAAAAAGCCAGCAACATCATGGAGCGGCAGAAAAGCACTGCCCGGATTAACATCGATTGTTACGGCCACGGCGTCAGCGCCGCGGCCAGCCCCGGCGGGCAGACCGCCGGAGACCAGAGCGCCGCCGAGGCAGTACAGCGCGCCGTGCGACTGGTCCGGAATATTTTAATGGCAGCAGAGTACACGTATCTCGGACTCCGGGGCGTGGTCTGGCGACGCTGGCCCGCTGCGGTTTCGATATTCCAGCCACAGCAGGACGCGCAAAACGTGCTCCAAGTGGTAGGCGCGCGGCTGACTTTTAACGTAGAATTTAATGAATACAGCCCGCAGGTCGAGCCGGTTGAGCTGGAGCTCCTGTCGGCGAACGTACTGCGGACGGAAGACGGCCGGGTAGCTGTCGCCACCGACTACGATTACACCTAACAGGAGCACCGCCCCGTGACGTTAGCACTCTGCGTAGTAGGCACCTCGCTAGTTAACCAGGGGGACGTGAACTCCCTCGGCAGGGTGTCCCACACGACAAAGAGCTGGCTGTCGTGGGCCGAAAAACTCAGCGGCCGGTGCTGGTCGCCGGTGTGGGGTGACCCGACGGTCGTCACAGGTTGGGAGCCATCCGGCGTGGCGGGAGCCACCCGCGCGTTCTGGGGGCTGAACGCCGGCGTCAGCGGCCAGACTAGCGAACAAGTGTACGCGCGAAAGGAAGCCGTGGCAGGAATCGACGCGGACTACCACGTCATCGACATGGGCACGAACGACGTGGGCACGGCGCTAACGGCGCAAGAGATCCACGCGTTCCGCGTGGCCATGGTCGAGTTCCTACTATTGCGCGGCCGGAAGCCGATCCTGCTGACCGTGTTGACACGCGAGGTAACGTCGTGGCCTGCAGGCGAGATCAGGGACAAACTGCACACCGTCAATTTTTTGACTAAGAAAACATACGGGCCGGACCCCCGCGTTATCGTCCACGATTGGAACGACGGTTGGGTGGACCCGGCTAGCCCCGAAGCGGAGCCATTCCCGGGCTGGTCCGTCGACGGCACGCACTTTAACGGCAAAGGCGCGTTTGCGGTGGGCAGCAAGTTCGCCGACTTGATCCGCGCCCTGTCGCCGCCGGTAGCGTCACGCGCACCAGCGGACGGCGACCAGTACGACGCGACGACCAACCCAACCGGCAACGTCATCGACAACGGCGGCCTGGACGGCACAGGCGGGCTGCTAGCAGGCGGCGCGACGGGCGACGTGGCGGACGACTGGAAAGTGGAGATCGCGTCCGGCGATTGTGCTGTCGTTGCGTCTAAACACCCCGACACGGGCGACCAGGTACTGACGATCACACCCGGCACGACGGGCACGTCGCTAGTCTATTTGCGTACTGCCTCGGCAGACCACGCGCACACGCTAGCGGGTGAGTGGGTGACGGGAGGCATGGACCTGGAGGTGGTTGCGGGCGCCGCCCCGCTCGTCGGCTTGATGCTCTACTACAAAGACCAGGGCACGGACGGTACGACCCAGCGTGACATGCTCCAGACCGCGGACAATTTTACTGACGAGGCGTTCTCAGCGCGGTACCAGCTGCCGCCCGGAAAGCTGGTAGACGACAGCACCACTGCGCGCTACCGACTGGAAATACTGATCGACAACACACAGAGCGGCGACGTAGTCATCCAGGCGCGAAACGGCTGGGTGCGGCGGACAGACCCGCCGTACGTCCAGTTCGGCACGTCCGCACCGGGCAGCCTAGTCGTAGCCGGGAGCGTACCGGTGACGACGGCGCGTGGCATCCGATCGCCGGGCGACGCGGTAACGGTTGGCGATGTTGGCGGGGACTATGCCATACTAGGCGACATGCTCCGCGCAGGGAAATTAACCAGAGGGTAAACCAGTGAGTGTATCTAGTGCAGTAGACGCGTCGGCAGTTGCCCGCGTAGTCGGCGTTAAAACCGAGTTTAAAGATCTGCGCGGCGGCTCCGTCGTGTTTCTTCCGCAGCGCGTCGCGGTCATCGGCCAGGGCGCCACCGCGTCGACGTACGCCACCACCAAAGCGCAGTTAACCAGCGCGTTTGCTGTTGGCTCTGCGTACGGTTTCGGCTCCCCGTTACACCTCGCGGCGCTGCAGCTGTTGCCCGCTAATGGCGACGGCGTCGGCACGATCCCGGTTACGTTTTACCCGCTGGTTGACGCTGGCACAGGCGTTGCAGCTGCTGGCGATATCACGCCGAGCGGCAGTGCGACCGTAGCGGCCGCGTACCAGGTATCGATCAATAACATTCTTTCGGAATCGTTCGTGATTTCAATCGGGGACAGCGTCGCCGTCATGGTTACGGCGATTGCTGCTGCGGTTAACGCTAACCTTAACGAGCCGATGATCGCCACCGACGGCACGACCGTCGCAACGCTCGCGGCGAAGTGGGAAGGCGCCAGCGGCAACGACTTAGTAATCGAGATCGTCGGGCCAACCGACGCGGGGGTATCGTTTGCGATCACGCAGCCGGTCGGCGGTCTGGTCAACCCGGACGTGCAGGACGCGCTCGACCAGGTGGGCGACGTTTGGGAGTCCATGCTGCTCAACTGCATGGACATCGCCGACACCACCACGCTCGGCCTGTTCAGCACCTTCGGAGAGGGCCGCTGGGGCGCGCTGACGCGCAAACCGCTGATCGTATTCACCGGCAACACGGCGACCACCGTGTCCGCCGCGATAGCGATACCGGACGCACGCAAAACAGACAGAACTAACTCGCAGCTGGTCGCACCCGCATCGAACGACCTGCCGCTGATCGTAGCGGCCCGGCAGCTCGCACGAGCGGTTGTCATTGCGAACAACAACCCGCCCCGCGACTACGGCAGCCAGCAGGCCACTGGATTGACCCCCGGAGCGGACGGCAGCCAGTGGACGTACGCAGACCGCGACCAGGCAGTCAAGGCAGGCAGCTCGACCGTAGAGGTCAAAGACGGCGTTGTAAACCTATCCGACACGGTGACGTTCTACCACCCGAGCGGCGACCCAACCCCGGCGTACCGTTACGTCGTGGATATCGTCAAGCTGCAGCAGATCATTTTTAACCTGAACCTAATTTTTGCTACGGCAGAGTGGGACGGCGCGCCGCTGATCCCTGACGACCAGCCGACCGCCAACCGTGACGCCAAAAAGCCAAAAATGGCCGTTGCGGCCGTTGCGGCCCTGATCGACAGCTTGGCGCTAAACGCCATAATCAGCGACCCGGCAACCGCGAAAGCGAGCCTCGTCGCAGCGATTAACGCGACGAACCCGAAGCGGCTCGACATTGCGTTTACAGTGCAGTTGTCCGGCAACAGCAACATCATTTCGATAGATTTAGATTTCGGCTTTTACTTCGGCGTCGTGCCGATCGTAGCCTAACCCGGAGCGTAGAACATGGCAGCAACAGGCGGCAGCATTGAATCGGTAACGCTCGACGGGCGTAACTTCCCGACCGCGACGGACGCGGAAGTACAACGAAAACTCGGCGGCTTCGAGAACGAAGTATTGGCGAACGGTGACGGCTCGGGGCGGCTAATAAAAACCCGCGTCCCGCTGTCGCTGGACGGCCTGGTCGTGGAAGTCGACGACGACCGAGGCGACCAGGAGTTCCTGCAGGCGCTATCGAATCGAAACGATTTTTTTCCGATCTCGATCACCTACGCGTCCGGGCTCACGTATCAGGGCCGCGCGCAGATCGTCGGTGAAATGCAGGCGAGCAGCCAGAGCGCATCGGCGTCGGTCAATTTGATGGGGCCGGGCGAGCTAACCAAGCAATAGTCTCAGTTAGGGCGTAAAGCTGCTCGGGTTGCCCTGCCCTGTACCCTGGCTCGCGCCGGGGGAGCGGCACCAAATAACAGCAGGGCGAAAAGATGACAGACCACGCAGTAGCACCAGAAGTCGCGGCGCAAGAGTTCGACCGGTGGGTCGAACAGATGGACCTTGACCTTGACACGGCGAACATGGACGCAGAAGACCGCACCGCGTTCGACAAGCAGCGCCGCCGCATATTGCGCGCAATGCAGTCCGGTGCGCTGGTCGTTAATGAGCAAGGCGAGGCGGTCTATACGCCATGCCGTGCCGGCTCCAAAGCGACCGACCCGATTACATTCCACGAACGCACCGGCGCGTCGTTGATGGCAATGGACGGCAAGAAAAAGCACCACGACGTCGCTAAAACCTACGCCGTTATGGGCGACATGTGCCGGGTTCACCCGAACACATTCGCCGGGCTGGTTGGCAGCGACGGCAAAGTCTGCGAGGCGTTGTTCTCGCTTTTAATGGATTAGTTCGGGCGTGCGTGGTACTGCACGGCGGGGATCGCGGCGGCACGTTCGCGGAGGTTTACGGCGTGATGTTGCTCCAGATCTGCAGGGACTACCCGGGGCTACCGGACCCCCGGACGCTACGGGCTACAGAGATTAGATTTTTTTACGACGGGCTCCGGGCAGAGCTGACGAAACACACAGAACCGAGGTAACGGCGTGGCGGGACGGTTTTCAGTCGAGGCAGTTTTTAAAGCAGTCGATCGCGTAACCGCCCCCGTAACGCGGATGCAGAACCGCGTCGGCAAGTTCTCGCGCGGAATGGAAAAGAATTTCCGCAAGCTCAACCGACTAACTAACAGTTTCGCCCGCGGCATGAAAAAAGCCGCAGCCGTCACGGCGCTATCGTTTGCCGTAATCGGTGGCGCGATGGCGAACGTAGTCGGCGCGGGTAGCGACTTCGAGCAGGCGATCGTAAACGTCGGGGCCGTATCGCTCAAGTCGCGCGACCAGATCGCCGAGCTAGAAAAACAGGCGTTAGACCTCGGTCGGTCTACAAAGTTCACCGCAACGCAAGCCGCCAACGCGATGGAAGTCCTCGCGCGTGCCGGTTTCAATTCGCAGGAAATACTGGCCGCAACGCCTGCGGTCCTGAGCGCCGCTGCGGCGTCCGGGCTGGAGATCGCGGAGGTAGCCAACCACGTATCGAACGTGCTCAAGGGCATGGGCCTGGAGACCACGGAGGCGGCACGCGTTGCCGACGTCCTGGCGCTGGCGTCTGCCCGTACGAACAGCAGCATCGGGTCGCTTGGCGAGTCGATGAAGAACGTCGCCAGCACGGCCAAGCAGCTAGGCGTCCCGCTGGAGTCTGCCGTCGCGGCCGTCGCGTTGCTGCAGGACGTCGGACTCGATGCGAGCGTCGCAGGTTCTGCGCTCAACACCATGCTCACGAAAATGGCCGCACCGACCGACAGCATCGCCAAGAAAATGAAGAAGTTTGGCGTATCGTTCAAGGACGCGAAAGGCGACATGCTGCCCTTTCAGGACGTTATCGAGCAGCTGAACGTCGCATCGAAAAAAGCCGGCGGCAACTTCGACAAGGTGGCGTTTCTGGCCGAGCTCGTCGGTCTGCGCGGGCAAAAAGCCGCGGCTAACCTGGCGGATCTGTTCGAGGCCGGAAAGCTCCAAAACCTAACCGCCGAACTGGACGGCGCGCTCGGCAAGGCGCAGGAGATGGCCAAGCTCCGCATGAACACTTTTCAGGGATCGATGCTGCTGCTCGGGTCCGCAGTCGACGCCGTCAAGGTTAAGCTGTTCGGGCTGGAGTCCGGGCCGCTAAAGGGGGCGGTCGACAAGCTGACAGAGTGGGTCTCGGCCAACGAGGATCTGATCGCGTCCCGGGTCGGCGGCTTCCTGACAATGATAATCGACAATTTCGCCCTGATTGTAACGTGGGCGAAGCGCATCGCTATCGGTTTCGCTGCGTTCGCTGCGTTCTCGATCGTACTGAAAACAATGATCGCCGTAATGACGTTGTTCAATCTCGTCATGGCGGCGAACCCGATAACGCTAATCGTCCTGGCAGTAATCGCACTGATCGCCGGATTCGTGGCGCTAGTGGTCTGGATCGACGACGTGGTCGCCGGGTTCGATAAGCTGCCTGGAATAGTTAAATTCGCGCTGACGCCGATCTATTTACTGATTAAAGCGATTAAATTCCTTAAGGACAACGCGGGAGTAATCGGCGGCATAGCGTCTGCCGCGGCGGGGTTCTTCGGCTTCGGCGGTGACGACGTCGGCGAGCAGTCCGCGCAGGCCGCGTCGGCTGCAGCGGGCGTAGTCAGCCCGCAGGAACGTGCTGCACGCAGCATCGAAGAAAACAGGACGACCAGCACGTCAGAGGTTACACTGAGAGCCGAGTCCGGCACGTCCGCAGAAGTAACAGGCGGCGCGCTCGGCGGGGGCGTCACGTTGGCGCCGTCTGGGGCTTTTTAACGTGGGCGTTTACACCAACCGTTGCCGGGAGGCGAAGTACATGCGTAGATTGATTGCGAAGAAGGTAGTTTTACTGGGGCTCGGCCTGATGGTCGGCTTTTCGGTTAATGCTGCGCCGTTCGAGCAGGGAGTGCAGTGGACGCCGCCTACTAAGTATTTAGATGGGGAAACCATCCCACCAGGCGGCATCATCGAATACTCGGTTTATTACTCAGTAGGCACGCCGTTTACGAGCCTAGCCGATTTCAAGGGCAAGATCCGGCGCACCCCAAAACCTCAAATATTGCTGGGAGGGGATACGCTAGACGGGGACAGGGATCAAACGCTATACGTCACAGCTACCACCCACACGCCCTTCGGTTTGGAGAGTGCTCCAGCATTCCCGATATTCCAAGTCGATTTAAAAAGCCTAGAGCAAGCAACGGGGCCAGTTACTGGTTTACGCGAGTGGGTAGATGGTTGCGTTGACGGCTTAACCCCTTGTAGTAGCGATTAGACGGGCATTTGGGCGACCAACAAGGAGCTATTTGATGTCAGCCAATTTAGTCCACGAAACCGCCGTGCCGGGCAGCCTGCTAGCGGTAACACCAACGGCAGGTACTGACGACGGCGACCGGCGCATCTCAGCCGCGTTCCCTGTCGTTGGGCAGGCTTTTCAGGCCGTGCTCAAATCGCAAACCACTGGGTTGTGGGAAGAGGGTCGCTACACAACAGTAGCGGCTAATAAATTCAACCGAACCGAGGTTATCAACAACTCCAGCGGCACCACCTCACGGATAGATTTTGGCGCCGAGACCGTCGACGTTTGGCCAACCCCGGTAGCGGGCGGGATGCAGCAAAGCTCGAAGGTTAAGAGCTCATTAATATCTACTAACTCAACTTTTGCTGACAACATATTTCTCCACCCAGGAATAACGGCAATGGGCTCAATGACGGCTAATACGGGACGGTATTACTTCATACCCTTCCACAAGTGGTGGGCCGGTGACGTGGCCGGTTTCGCGATTAATGTGGTAACGGCGTTCGGTAGTTCTTGTTTTATCGGGCTGTTCGAATACGCCCCTGGTGGCGGAATCGGCGCACTACTTTGCGAAACCACGGCTTTCACCCCCGCAGCAACTGGCTGGCAGATTAAGACAATTGCGGCTGCTGTTGACGTGCCGCCGGGGGATTACCTGCTGGCGATATGTTTTAACGGGTCTGATGCGCTCTATGGGATAACGGGTATTGATTACATGCTCCCGATAATGAACAACAGCACGCTATCGGTGAAATCCCTCTGGGATTATGTCGGCGGCGGCCAAACCAGCCTTCCCGCTGCGCCGACTGATCTAAGCCCCGTGGGCGGATCAGGAAACCCACTAGTTGGAGTGGTAGGCGCATGATTACCTGGGCAGAAAAACCAGGTCTACGCGATGCGGTCGGGGCCTCAGGAATTGGGCTTAGCTTTGTTGAGGATCACGCCGGGGTTTTAACAATATCATCGACTGACGACGCCGCCGTGCAGGCCATCATCGATGGCTACACGCTGGCTGATGCGCTCGAATACCGCAAGGCCGAAGTTGATGCCCTGGTGATTAAGCAGTTTGCCACCGGCATTAAAAACCGAGATGGCAGCACGCCAACCGCCGCGCAGATGCTGGATTGGCCGGAAAAAGCCACCCAGGCCAAAGCCTGGCAAGCGTGGGCTAATGGCGGTCAGCTTGGCATAGAGCCAGCGACCCCGAATATTGATGCAGAAATTACGATTAAACAGCCGCGCTCAGTCCGGGTCGGCAAAGTAATTGCCAAGGCCGAGAGGCTGGAGAGTCTGCGGGCGGCAATTAACGCAAGCGCCGTCCAGATTAAAGAGCTGCTCGAAGACCAGGCCGATTTCGCGGGCCAGTTCGCGGTCGATATTACCGCCGGCTGGCCCGTGTGAGTGGTCGCGGTGGGTTTACCCGGGGCTCGCACACCAGCGGGGTCTACGTCAAGGCAGATGCAGCCGTCACAGTCGATGCTGCGACAGCGAACAGCAACAGCAGCGCGAACGGCCCGACCATCGCCCTGACT